TATTTTATATGGCGTTATACTATATACTATTTTTTTGCAAGTATAACAAAAAATCCTGAAAAAATTCAAACAATAAAACAATAAAAAATATTTAATTTATATTTTTTATTTTTAAAATATAAATTAATGAGAGACTGTTGTAAAACTGGAAAAAAAGCAAAAAAATGCAAAAACAAAGATGGGAAAGTTTTTAATCTTCCACGTCGCTTCACTAAAAAACGCTGCTTAAAAAAAATAAAAGGCTTCACAATGAGGGCATCATGTGCTCCGTATAAATATTGTAAAAATAGGATTAATTAGAATTTTTTGCATACATTTTAAATAGAGTTAAATCTTTAAATAGTTTTAAATAAAATTGATAATAATATAAATAGTAGTTATTAAACCTAATACCAATAAATCTATAAAAAAAAATGTCATGGGAAATTTTACCTACAGAAATTTGTGTATATATTCTTAAAATTAGAAATAATATTAGAAATAATGCTTCAAAAAAAATTCAAAATGCTTGGAGAAAATATATAGTAAATGATTGTGTTGCTATAGACTTTGCATTAGAAATAGAAATAGATCAATTTAATCAAATAATGGTATTTATTCCATCAACAGCAATAATACTAAAATATTGTTTATCAATGTGTAGCGGCAAATTTTATTTAAATTTTTGGAAAACATTAGCAGAAAATTTATATACTAGTTTACAATTTTATAAATATCCTGAAAATGAATGGCTCACTCCACAAGCAATTAATTATAGAAAAATAAAAATTCAATACAATAAATTATTAGAAAAATTTAATTTTAAACATTTTCATACATTAGTATAATTATAAAACTTTTGAGGGTTCTCTAAAAAATTGAATAGAAAAAAATTATAATTATACTAATATATCAAATAAAGCAAAAAGCAAAAGCAAAGCAAAGCAAAGCAAAGCAAAGCAAAGCAAAAGCAAAAGCAAAAGCAAAAGCAAAAGCAAAAGCAAAAGCAAAACACAAAAACAGAAACAAAAATGGCTTGTAATTTTTGCTATGTTTGCGATCACTATGTATATTGTTTGTCTGAACCATGTAATGGATGTCATGGATGTGTCAATAAAGATAATATTTGTTGGAATTGTGAAAACAATCCAAATTCAACAGTAAATTTTGTTGTTCTCAATATTATAATTAAGACTCCACCAAATAATAATATTATAAAATCCACAAAAAATACACAGACAGATGAAAATTTAAATTTACCATAAATATACATGACTTAATATTTTAGGAGTATAATAACCTTTAGATTTTTTCTTTTCTAATGCTATTGCTTGTCCGCGTTTTTTTGTTCCTGAATGTCTTGAAAAATAATTTTGCATACGACGACGAGTATTATGATTTTTATGAGCATATAATTTTAATGGCGTGCGGTCTTTAAATTGTTCATAATCTGATGCTCCAAAATGAAGTTTGCGTATTTTTTTTGTTTTTTTATCTCGAATAAATGCTGTATATTTTTTTCCAAGAGGACCTCTCTCAAATCTTAATATTTTTTCTTTCATTTTTATTGATTTAATTATAATATATTAAATTATTTTATTATATTATAATTAAATAATTAATGATTTTGCCCTTTGAGTATAAGTTATTATTTATATTTTGTTTATGGTTATGGATATTATCATTATTATATTATTTTAATTATATTAAATTCTCTCCTCTATATTTGGTTTTTTTTGCATTTATTTTTACTAGTTATAGAGAAATAATTCTTAATAATAATTATCATCCTTTTTTTATGAAATTATCAATATTAATTATAGAACTTTTTATTTTATTAATGGTTATTAGAAAACATTTTTTTATTGATAAAAAAAAAATTATACATATAAATAATATTTTTATTAGTTTATTTATTTTTTTTATATATTTATTATTTTTAAAAATTACATTAAATAAAACATTTTATGAATATTATTTTATTGATTTATATAAATAAAAATATTTAATTAATATAATAAACTTTATATTATATTAATTATGAATGTTCCAATTAAATATTTACCAAAACGTCTCTCCAAAAAAGATAAAGCAAAACAAAAAAAACAACTTAAAAAATCTAGAGCTGCATATAAAAAAGGAATTTATATAGATAGAAAACCATTAAAATCATTTAAAAATAAAAAATCACAACATCTTATAAATGCTGAAAAATTATATAAAGTTAATAAAGTCGTTATCAATAATAATTTAGCAAAAAAAACTGGTTGCTCCATTAAAGCATTAAATAAAATTGTTAAAAAAGGACAAGGAGCTTATTATTCATCCGGTTCTCGTCCAAATCAGAGTGCACACAGTTGGGGTATTGCACGTTTAGCATCATCAATAAGTGGAGGCAAAGCAGCAGCAATAGATTATAATATTTTGCAAGAAGGCTGTCTAAAAAATTCTAAAGCATTAAAATTAGCAAAAAAATCACGTATTAAAAATGGCTATGGAACACGTAAAGTTCCCAAAACTAAATTATAGATTTTTTATTTATTTTTTAGCATATTTACGACCATATTTCATCCAAAGTAAAACACTAATTGTAAAACCTAATAAAAACCCTGCTACACATTGATCGGGATGTTCGGCTAAAAACAATTGTGTTATCAAAGGACCTATGAAAAATGTTAATATTGAATAAAAAATCATTATACCTATCATTGTTGGGTTACTCAAATGAACCATCGTTTTATAATATATTAAAAATATTAAAATTTAATATATTAAAAATATTAAAATTTAATATATTAAAATTAAGAATAGAAAATAAATAATTATCGGGAATATTCTAAATCTGCTGTTCCACTTTGGAATTTTAATATATTATAACGTTCCTCTATTATATGTAACTCATAATTATATTTATAAATTGACCCCGGGTCTTTTGAAGTAGCAATTATTACACCTGTTTCTGGATCACAAATTGTTCTGAAATCAACATTGTCTCTATCCAATGGAGGATTAATACCAATATTATATTCAAATTCTATTGTTTTAAATTTATTTGTATTGAATGCTCCATTTGGTTGATATTTATATGGATCAGTAGATAATGCAAAATTATAACAATATAATCCTTCTTTACTATAACCATTGGAAGTATTATATTTTTCTATTTGACTATATAATTCGCTTGGATAATCATCTTCCCTATATTTACCATCAACAATTATTGCGAATTTTGTTAAAATATTTTTATGATTTTTCTGACTAAAATCATCTGGTACATTTCCTGTTATATAAATATTTTTTGATAAATCAGATATTTGTTTCAGTTCTTCTAATAAATTTAAATCCGAATTTAAGTTAGAGTTTAAGTATTTTTTATCACCCAGATTATAATTGACATTATTTATATGACTATTATAATATATAAATTCTGATGTTCCATTATTACTTATATCTAATAATTGTAAATTATTTGGTTCTTTATTTTCATATGGCCAATTAGTATAATTTGACCATTCATTGCGTTCTTTTGCATCATCACGTCGTAAATACCACATCCAACTTGATACTAACCCATTACTATCAAATGTAATTTTTCCATTATTTTGAGTTAATTCTTTTTTGTGTTCATATACTAATTTAATCAAATATTCTTGCTTATTATTTGCAAATAATCTACGTTCTTCGTCTCCCAAAAAACATTGGGTTGTTATTAAATGTATTTTTCCATTAAATTTCATTATTTTATCTACATATTTATAACCAAAACTTATATCTCTTATTGGTGGTTCTTGAATAAATCTAAAAAAACCAAATGCTCTATCATCTATTGATATAGGTTGTATTCTTGGGAATTCATTATAAGTTAAAGGGTATATATTTTCAGTATTGGCACTAATATCATATAGTACATTTTTAATTGTATATAATTCTATAATTGGTCTCAAAATAAATTTAATTTCTAATACATCATATTGCAAACATATTAATGGTAATGCCATCGTAGAAGCCATACTATACCAACTATTTATTGGAATATATAATTGTGTTTGTCTTATTGAAGGTTCTATTCCACTTGGATCTATTGTGTCTTTATAATTAAATGCATTAGGATAATTATTATTTCTATTAGCATAATTAGCAGGATCATTTAGATAACTTGTATTTCCAGACATTAAATTAAATAGTTCTTTTTTATTAGCATCAAAATCTCTTTCAACTACATTTTGTATATATGAACCACTATATGATTGAATTAAACGACCATTGAATGTAAATTGAACTTCTGTTATTAATTGACTGCCTATATTTTTAATCCACTGAAATTCGTATGGTCTATATTCTCCACTTATTGTTTGAGAAAAATCTGCAGAAGTATAATGGTAAATTGGACTCCAAATATTTGGTAAGGTTATACCCAAATATGTATCCATTAATAAATCACCATATCTTGGTATTTTAAAACTAAATGTTGTTGGACTAGAAACTTGTAATTCTTGATTACCAGTTTGATCAACTCTAAATTTTTGTAATCCAAAATTTGTATATTTAACATATTTAGATTTAAAAAAGCTTTTACTAGGATTCCCTGTTAAAATTATATTTTGATTTCCAATTGCAATTAAATTTAATAAACCACCAGCCATTATTAAAACACTATATTAATATATATATTATTTTTTTTATTAAATCTATATTAAATAATAATATATATATAATTTAATTAATAAATAATGACAGAAAATAATATGAATACAAGATTAAATGATATAAAAAATATTGCTACTAAAAAATTTGATAAATTAATAGGTGGTGAAAATAATGTAGTTATTATAACATTTATAATAATTTTTTTTATATTATTTTCCGTTTTAAGTTGGATATATAACACATTAAGCAATAAGTCAAGAAGTTGTGTAAGAATAAATTCAATATATAAAGAAGGCAACGATTTAAGAACAGATACTGCTGCTTTGCCTATTCCAGTTAATGAAGACAATAAACTGAAAATATTAGTAAAAAATTTCTTTATAAAAACTGCGTATAATTGTTGTTGTGTTGATGGATATAAAAATAATTGGGTTGATGGATGTGCTCTTAGAAAATGTATTTATCAAGGCGCGCGTTGTTTAGATTTTGAAATATATTCTTATAATAATGACCCAATTATTGCTGCATCAACTGCTAATAACAATTCGATAAAAGAAACATATAATTTTATGAAATTTCAAGATGTATTAAATATAATAAAAAATGAAAATCATTCTAATAAAATAGATAATCATGGTGATCCATTATTTTTACATTTTAGAATAATGAGCGATAACATTAACATATATAAAAAAATGGCGATTCTTATTAAAAGTGTTTTATTTAATAATAATGATCAAAATCAAAATAGATGCAGAATAAGAGAAGAAAAATTAGTAATGTCAAACATTAATGAATTACAAAACAAATATATTATTATGGTAAATGCCAAAAACTATGTTAATGTTCAGCAAACTGACTTAATAGATTATGTCAATTTACAATCTGGTGGTCCAAATTTAGGATTATTAAGATATCAAACATTGCTTGCTGCAGGCGATAATAATGCTTTATTAAAAGCCCAAACAAAAAAATCATTATTTATAGTATTACCCGATTTAAATAATAATATAGAAAATTATGATTGGACAAAAGCATATAATAATGGCTGTCAATTTATTGCAATGAAATTCCAAAACGTAGATAATCAATTAATTCATTATAATAAAATTATGTTTATTGAAAATATAAATAACATTAATGGTGAGGCACTCCGAGCAATTATTTTGAAACCACCAAATTTAATAGAATCAGATCAAAACGACCCAGAATATGAAAAAATTTATGAACTCGGTGGGAATACAAAAGTTGATGCCAGTTTTTGTGAAATTTTAGGTAAAGGTTTTGATGATACTACTAAACAATGTAAAATAAAATAATAACTTAATTAAAAATTATTACTATCAATACAAATAATATATAATATTTTAATATATTATATATTGTTTAGTTTAATTATGGATTATAAATCATTTGAAGAAAAAGAATTACAAATATTAAGAGATGCAGTTGATGAAGCAGGGGAAATAATGGGTAAAAAAATAGCACAAAGTGAAGATATACAAAAAATTATTTCTTTATTAGAACATTATTTACGTACACACAAAATTTTATGTTACGGCGGAACAGCAATTAATAATATATTACCCGAACAATTTCGCTTCTATAATAAAGATGTAGAAATACCTGATTATGATTTTTTTACTGCAAATGCACTTGAAGATGCCAAAAAAATTGCAGACATTTTTTATAAAGAAGGATATAAGGAAGTCGAAGCAAAATCAGGTGTTCATAGCGGAACATATAAAGTTTTTGTTAATTTTATTCCAATTGCTGATGTTACACAATTAGATCATCATCTTTTTAATAATTTACATAAAAAATGTATTAAAGTTAATGGCATAGGTTATTGCCCTCCTAATTTTTTACGTATGGCTATGTATCAAGAATTATCTAGACCTATGGGAGATGTTTCTAGATGGGAAAAAGTATTAAAAAGATTGTTATTATTAAATAAAAATTATCCATTAAAAGGAGAACAATGTGTAAGACAGGATTTTCAACGAACATATGAAGGTCCTATTGAAGAAAGAAATGCTATTTACGAATTAAGCAAACAAAGTTTTATTAATCAAGGATTAGTATTTTTCGGTGGTTATGCGGCAAGTTTATATGGGAAATATATGCCACGCAAAGAAAAAAGAGTAATAAATTCTATACCTGATTTTGATATATTGTCTGATGAACCAGAACAAAGTGCTACAATATTAAAAGAACAATTAAATTATGAAGGTTTTAATAATATTAAAATTAATAAAAAACCAGCAATTGGTGAATATGTAGCTGAACATTATGAAGTAGTTATAAATAGAGATACGATTGCTATTATTTATAAAGCAGAAGCGTGTCACAGTTATAATTTAATTTATATTGACAATCAAAAAATTAAAGTTGCATCAATTGATACCATGTTATATTTTTATTTAATATTTATTTATGCTGATCGTCCTTATTTTGATGAAAATAGATTATTATGTATGTCTGAATATTTATTTAAAGTTCAATTAAAAAATAGACTTGAACAAAAAGGATTATTAAAAAGATTTAGTATAAATTGTATTGGAAAACAAAAAACTCTTGAAGATATACGGGCTGAAAAAGCAAATAAATTTAAAAATTTAATTGAAAAGGGCTTCAAAAAGGGAACAAAAGAATATGAAATACATTTTTTAAGATATGTTCCATTTGAAAATGATAAGAAAAATTTAGAAAATAAGGAGAATAAAAATAAAACAAATCAAACAAAAAAAGCAAAAAAACCACAAGCAAAAAAACCACA